AGCGCCAGCATAAATTCCCCGATGAACTGTGGAGTTGGACCCCATCATGCGGCTAAGTTGTTCAAAGCCGTGTTCAAGACTGGATTGAGGTATGTTATCCAAAGATTCTTTATCGCCTATAATAACACAAGCCGCAACGTTCCCTGTCGCCGCGTCAACACCGGCAAGAATATTCTTGCGTAGGTTATCTCTGACAGCATAAGAAATTCCAGTATCAGTGGTATCTTTAATTGGCGTAGCGCCAAACATTATTATACCTGAAGAAAATATTGTGTCTAAATCCGCTTTATCAAAGGTAGTATATGCTGACTCCTTCGCAGATATCTTATTAAAAAGATGGAAAATAGAACAAATGCTATTATTGGCTGTTCCCCAGAATTGATTAACGCTTAGTTTTGGGTATAACTGTTTGATTTTCTCATTATCTAATATAACTAATGGCGATACTACTCCAGCCTTTTGCAGATCGACAACTTTAGTCACAGTTTTTTTGGAGTTCTCTTGAACTTTAATGCCTTCTCCTCGAGTGGGAAGGGCAAGTATGCACCCTACTTTTGCGTCTGTGTCCTTGGTTTCCTTACCAAGAGATTGATTAAGATCATGGCATATTTCCAAAACACGAGATACCCCTCCTGCTCCAGTTCCTCCTCCAGCGCCAGCACAAACCAAAACTCTTTCGTAACCGGTGCCAAAAGCTTTCTTAAGAAAATCAAGAATGTCTTCATAGCGAGTACGGAAAACTTCATCAGCGGCGTCAGGGTTTTTGCCAGCCCCGCCGTCTCCGATTAAAAGTTTATTTTCTTCCGGTATTTTTATTAAAGATAAATCTTGTTGAGCAGTGTTTATTATCCCTACTCGTCGGTAGCCTAAATTCCAAAATGATTCAGCTAAACGCGAACCTCCCTGACCAACCCCAACAATTGCAAAGTTAAAGGCTGCGTCGTCAAAGGTGTCTTTGACGCCATCTTCGATTGGTTCGTCATCTGGGAGAGGGATGTCTGGTAGGTCAATACCCAAGTCTTCCACTTCCTTGTGTACAGGTTCCTGCGCTGGTTCTTCTGGAGTAACTGGCTGAGATTCAGCGGATTCTCCTGCTACGAGAGACTTAGGAGCCTCTTCGGGATAATATTCATTTATACTTGTATCACTCATCTTCTTCGTACCCTTCGTCTTCTTCTTCTGATGAAAAAGCCTGATTTAAATTTTTTGAGAAACTATCAGAATTCATATTTTCCATTGCGTCTGACCAGTGGCTTACTAAATACTGTAAAGACATTGCATTACGTTCGTCTTCCGCTTTGGAGTAAACTTGAGGATTTCCTTCCTCGTCAAAATTAAAAAGCATGAAACCCCCACATGACCATTCACTCAACTGATCTAAGATATTATCTGGTATTCTATTGGTCTCTTTGATAATCATATTATTTATTACACTGTTTTATATTGATACTTCAAATTTATCGAAAATGTACTTTTTAGACAAAGAAGCTAGATCCGCTTCAAATATCTCCAAAATTTTAAAATTATTGTTCTCTAGCCACACTATTTTGTCGTGATCCCTCGTAATTGACTTCAAGTAGTTCGCTCTAGAATTATTATGAAAAAACTTGTTAAACTGCTCGTGCTGGGCACCTTGCACCTCTACTGCTATTCTTTTAGTCATGTTAATTAAATCTACTTTCATGCGTGTGCCGTACACAGGGAACTCTTCATAACAAATTTGCCCATACCAAAACTTTTTAAAAAACTGTTTTACTTCGTATTGAAAATTAGACCGGCATTCCCCGTCCCATTTTATCCTGTATTTTGTTACGCTTTTGTTTACTAATCTTCCTTTTATATCATAAAGCTTCACTTTTGGATACCCTCAAGAGCGTTCTTTAACTTTTTAAACAGGTAGCTGCAAATCTCTTGCTCGTTTTCTAAATACTTCCTAAAATTATCCATTCCTTGGTGTTTTGATGCCATTTCTAAACCTGCTTCTTTAAGCTCTTTAATTAATTCGTCGGCCACTATTATCCATGCGCCTTTAGCTTCTGCCATTTTCCATTGTAAAAGCATTAATAAGACTTCGTATTCAACCCAAACACTTCTCCCTCCTGTTCTTCCGTATTTGATTGGGTAACGCACTACTGTTCCAGTTTTTTCGTTTGAGGTCTTCCGGAAAATAATTTTACAATAATGACCTTCAGGTTTGTCGTCTTTAGGCGGGATGCTGTCGCCTCCATAACGGGGCTGGAACTCAAGAATCCAATCAGAATAATGGAGTAGGGCATTGCCGCCTGAAGCATTAGTAAGTTTAGGGTCTGTCTTCTCGTATTGATTAATACTAACCTTACTCCTAACTTGAGAAATCATAAAGCAAATATGGCCCTTCGTTGAAAGCCCTAAAGCCATTTTCTTTAAAAAGTTTGAGCTTAACACTGATCCTCCTGCTACTTTATCAGAATCTTCAAAAGAGCGATCTAAATCTTTTTTAGGAACCATAGCATCCATAGAATCTATAATAAAAAAATATTTACATTCCGTAGGATTGTTCATTATTAATTCACGCATTAGCTGTAGCACGCTTTCAAAAATATTACTTTTATAAATAAATAATTTTTCTGCAGAAGTATCCAAGCCTGATCGGTCAAGCATTTCAGGAGATAGTCTTCCTTCTGACTTAATATAAACTACCATGCTGTTCTCGACACTGTCTTGGAAATTCTTCGCAAAAGACAAAGCGCAAGAAGTTTTTCCTCCTTCGGAAACCCCTGAAGCACGGATTATTGAGGGTCTAATTCCTCCAGACATTTCTATATCCAGAAGCAAGCTGCCGCTAGAAACTATATATTGAGGTTCTTTTTCGAAGTTGAAATGTTCGTCTTTGTGGTCTTTAAGATAACTTTGGATCTGATCCAAAGGACTAAAGCCTTCAACTGTTTTCTTTTTTGCTGCCATGTTTAATGAAATCTTTTATTGTACGCGTCTCTATTTGCACTTTTTTGTCTTCGCCTTGTTTTACGTCTGCTAGATCATATTTCTTAGGGGCTTTTAAGTCAAGACAAAATTTAGCATATTCTATTTTTAAATACGCTTGTCCTTGTGGAGATATAAACCATGTTAAGCTATCCATGTCGAACTTTAATGGAACAGCTTGCCAGAAAGGCTTTAAAGGGTATTTTTCAATTAAATCCTTAGTAAACTTCATTTCTCTAGCGACAAAACCTTTATTCTTCCAGATAGCTTTTGAATTACTCAAAAATTTATTAATTATGAATTGATTTAAGGTTTGCTTGCGCTTCCTTTTAGCCGCCATGAACCTATTATTTTATTAACGGGGTGAAAGATCAACAAGAAAGTTCCTTGTCCCAGAGATTTATAGCGAGAGCTGCTCTGGGTTGGTTAGGTGGGTGAGCGATGACGGGTGAAACCAAATGAGGAAAAGACCCGTCAAAGATTATAAAACGATTATATTTAAATTTTATTTTTGTCCAGTAGGTGAATTAAGATCTATTTCCTCCGAACCGTTTTCTTCGAACCTTTTAAAATGAGATAATCCTTCAGTATTTATGAAAAGATCGCCTCCACTAATATTAGAATCAGGACCAAGATAAATCAAAGAGGCATATTGCGGAGTCTGTATTGATCCTCTATGCTCATAAAGGTTTTCATCTTTATCAATATGATAAGGCAAGCCTCCCCTATCTACATAATTTTTACTATATGGGTCTACATAGCAATTAGACCAAGCCTCAAAAAGTTTAAACCCATTCAGGCAAGCTTCTTCGTATAATGGTTTTGCCCGATCTTCCCAAAGATGTGATATTGTTCGTTTAACGCATTTTTGGAAAAGAGATTTATGATTTTCAAGGTCATCCTTATGGATAATTTCTTCTACATGAGACTGGTCAGAAATAATATTTTTATAAATATGATCTAACGGAGCTGTGTTTTCCAGAGCGTCATCTATTATGATGATTGAATTTTTCATTCATTTTGCTTAAGGTCATTTTTAACCATTCTTTCTACCAGCTTTTCAAATGAAATAGCTGGTTTCCAGTTAAGCTCCTCCCTTATAGGCGTGGAGTCTCCGTAAAGCAAATTCACATCTGCGGGCCTATAAAAAGCTTTATTTATTTGAGCAAGGACTCTTGTCTCTGCCCCTCCCATATCGATTTCTTGGGTCAGGAAAATTTCATCCATCCCTTCGCCAATCCATTTTCCATGTATACCTGCGCATTTAAACGCTAAATCAACAAATTCCCGAATAGAATGAGTTTCATTGCTGGATAAAATGTACTCGTTAGGCTCTTCTTGGTTGAGCATTAGCCATATCCCCGACATAAAATCTTCAGAATCAGACCAATCGCGTAAAGAGTTCACGTTTCCTAATTGTAGGGGTTCAAATTTTTCATTTTTAATAATAGCTTTTTTAATCCTAGCTACATTTTTACTAATTTTTCGGGTAACAAATTCTTCTCCTCTTCTTAGCCCTTCGTGATTGAAAAGAATACCGTGTACAGCAAAAAGATCATAAGATTCGCGATACACCTTAACTAAAAATCTTGAAGCTACTTTAGAAACTCCATACGGACTTCTAGGTTTTGGCGGGTGGGCTTTGTCTTGGGGGCTGTAGTCTACATCCCCCATTTCTTCTGAGCTTCCCGCGCTATAAAATCGACATTTAGGTTGGAAGCGCCTAACGGCCTCAAGACACCTTAAGGTGCCGAGCGCGTTAGTGTCCATTACGTGTTCTGGCATTTCCCAACTGCAACCTACAAAAGAATTGGCTGCGAAGTTTATAAAATAATCTGGCTGTATTTCTTGTACTAAGTTGTTTATAGAGCTGCTGTCTGTGATGTCTCCATAAACTAATTGGAACCTATCATTGTCAATAAACGTATCGCAATTAGAAAGATTCACGTTGGATGAACGACGTGCCATGCCGTATACCAAATGGTCAGTGTTTTCTAAAAGATAGTCTACCATGTTGGAGCCATCTTGTCCTGTTATGCCAGTTACTAGTACCTTCTTAGACATTATTTTTATACCAATTATATGTTAACTCTAGCCCTTCCTCTAAACTATATTTATGAGTCCAGCCCAACTTGTTAATGCGTGAATTATCTCCTACCCTCCGTAAAACTCCATCTGGTTTATCAGTCTGGAAAGTTATTTCTCCTTGGTACCCAACTACTTCCGCTATCTTTTTAGCTAAGTCTTCTATAGAGCATTCCTCTCCTGTGCCTACATTAAGGTGAGTAGC